CAGTTGCAACCGTCATATCACTTGTAGCTCCTTGTATTTTATGACCATTCCTAGCAATAGTTAAGTTATTACTGTCAAAAGATCCTGTATGATCTACAAAACGTATAGTATCTCCTAACGTTGCAGAACTAGGCAATGTTGCTGTTACAGCTGCACTAGCTGTATCAACAAAGTATCCACGACTAGCTGCTGCGTTAAATGCACTTGTTTTAATTTCCCAAACAAAATCTTCTTGTAACGTAACAGAACCACCTAAAGCAACTGATGATCCATTAATAGTTATTGATGAATTAGCTAATGCAGAGTTAGGAACTGAGCTTAGTCTAGCGTTTGGTAATGTTCCTGTAGATAGGTTAGATGCATTTGTTGTATCAACAACAGCAAAAGTATTATCTCCTCGTAAGAATGTAGTAGTATCTTTTGTTCCAGATGAACCTAATCTTGCTATGTTAATTGTACCACTTGATAAATTTGCTGCGTCTATAGCAGCCACGTTAAATGTACCAAAACCAACTATATCAACTACATCACCATTTGCAAGAGCAGAAGCAAATACAACAGAGTTACCACTTGTTACAGTAACATCTGTACCATTTACTTGCTTTACACCGTTAAGATAAACATCAATAAAACCTGCGTCATAACCAAGAGTGTTACCATTAGCATCGGCTCCGCTTACAGTTGTGGGTGTACCAGATATATTATAAGTAAATCTAGCAGATGTTCCGTTTACTGTAGATCCAGCAGCTGCCCAACCAGATGACTTATATACTTTTAACTCATTAGCAGTCGTATCAAAATATAAATCACCGATATCTAATGATCCAGTTGGCGCAGAAGATGCCACTCTATATCTATCAGCAAAACTATTAACACCACTTACGTTATTTGCAACTGTTGTTACGTTTGAAGCTATTCCTGCTACTGAAGTTACATCTGAACTTATGCCAGCTACTGTGTTAATATTAGTATTATTTCCTGCTACCGTGTTTATGTTAGTGTTGTTTCCAGCAACAGCTGTAATATTACTTGCGTTGCTTACAGCAGAGTTAATATTACTTGCGTTACTTACTGCAGCATTAATATTTGTTTCGTTACCCGCTACTGACGTAATGTTACTGTTATTACCTGCGACAGTATTAATGTTAGTTGCGTTACCAGCTACTGCATTTACGTTTGATATAGCACCACCAACCGTATTTACGTTAGCTATAGACCCAGCAACTAGTGATATATTACTATCTTTAACAGTAATAGTATTACCCATACCGTTACCATGAACGTAACAATAGTATCTTAAGCCAGTGCTAGGCGCATTAGAAGCCACCTCTATTTGAATCTTACGTGTTCCTGAAGCTCTACCAGCATTAAATGTTGAAGTGTTTACGTAGTTAGATTGTGTAGCCTCTGATCCATTTAGAAAATAGGTTACTCCTACTTCATAAGCAGAGCTACCATTCTTAAATACTAATGGATGACCATCGTTACTTGAATCTGTTTGATTAAATACATAGGTATTACCTCTAAACATTTCGATAGCTGGATAAGCAGAACCATCAAGATAAAAGAAATTACCACTTCCAGGATTTACAACAGTTACTGTATAAGTCTTTTCTAAACTGTTAGCAAGAGATGTGACGTCACTAGCTATATTTGCAACACTAGTTACATTAGCACTAATAGCACCCACAGCGTTAATATTTGTAGCGTTTCCTGCTACTGCAGTAATATTTGAGTTAGCTGCTGCTACTGTATTAATATTTGTTTGTTCAGAACTAGTAGGTTTTACATCGTCCCATGCAGATCCGGTATAAACTTGCATACCATCGCCAGTTTTAAAGTATAACGCACCTGTAACTAGCGCATCTCCATCATTATCAGTTGACGGATCACTACTTTTGGCTCCTAAATACCTATCATCAAAACTATCGAAGCTATTTGCAGCATTTGTGGCACTAGTAGCCGCCGCAGACGCGCTCGAAAGCGCAGAGTTGGCTTGTGTTGTGGCATTTGTAGCCTGAGTTGATGCTGTAGACGCTGAAGCTGCTGCGTTTGTTGCACTAGTTGCTGCATTTGTCTCACTTGTAGCAGCGTTTGTCGCGTTTGTGCTAACAGAAGACACAGCATTGCTAGCTGTTGTGGCGCTACTGGCTGCGTTTGTGGCGCTTGTAGCTGCTGCAGTTGCAGAATTAGCTGCTGCGGTTGCAGAAGTTGACGCTTCTGTAGCTTTTGTTGTGGCTGTTGTTGCCTGTGTGGTAGCTGTAGTAGCAGAAGCGGCTGCATTAGTTGCAGAAGTTTGTGCAGATGCAACGTCTGCTGCAACAAGATCGGGTATACCATCAATTTTTGAGTCAGTAAATAAACCACCGTTAGCTTCATTGTCTGTCGCTCCTGTAAACTGACCTGGTCGTGCTGGTGTTGTCATTATATCAACCCTCTTCCGTTAAAGTTTATTTGTACATTACCACCAGAAGCATTTCTTTTCCTGTCTTCGTTATTAAGTTCATTAATTTCGTTATCAAACATTAGTTTATACTTAGCAGCTTGTTGATCATCTTGCACAAATGCAAAAACTTCTACTAATGCCCCATATAGTAGTATGCGTTCGTTTTGGTCTCTTAACCAGTTTGGTACTTCTGTACCTATATAATTAACTGAGTTTGTACCTGCGCCTCCTGTATCAGCAGCTGTAGCTTCTGATTGAGTTGCATATGCAGTAGTTGTATTACCATTTACAAAAAACAACGGAGTTGTACCACCAGAGGTAGTTAAAAATCCCGCTGTAAAGTTTAATACTGTTACGGCATATTTAGCATCTAATGCAGGTAATCTTCTATAATATAGTAACTCAATACTTTCTGCTGTATTACCAAAAGCATTTTCACCAAAGCCAGGTGTTAAAAATATTAAGTTACGTTCTCTAGTAAAGTAGTTATTAGCTAAGTACTTTTCTGCTGTAGGATCGTTAAACGTTCTAACATCTAACTTTTCATTAAATACTCTAGTTGCGCCACCAGCAGAATCTAACTCTTTTATTTGTATTATTTCAATTAAATCAAATGGAACTTTTATCTCAGTTTTACTAGATTGTAGTTGAGTGTTATTAGTTGTAGCTGCTTCTAAAGTTGTTTTATTATAAGTTGCAACGTTTTCTAAAGGAGGAACTCTAAGATTTCTATAGGCCTTATCAGCTGCGTATCTCAAAGAATCTTTAATAATGTTATCACTAACAACTTCTTCGTCTCTGTTAGACCAATTGCGTACTAAAGCTACGAGTTCAGTATAAGTCATAATACCCTCCTATGTATTTACAAGCAGATGAGGATATTCCATTTTTAATATAACTTTTAACTTTTTAAGCTTGTCCTTATCGTGCATAAAGGCAGGATCATGTAAATCAATACCATAATCCTCTTTTATTTTTATAGCGACTATATCAGGTATAGTAGCCATTTTACGATAACCCATTTTGCTTTTACCAAAGTAAGCCTCTCTATCCCTATCTCGCTTTACTGATTCAATAAAATGTGTTACATCTTGTGTAGCTTGCCAATTGTTGGTTTCTAAATCATATCCAGCTTTTATAGATTTTTTAGGATCAACTGTGGCACTGGAAAAATTAAATTCATATTGCCTTCCCATTATGTAGCAGCCTCTGTTATAGCAACAAATCTTCCTGACTTGCCTATATAACCTAGCTCATCACCAGCAGTTGCAGCTGCAGGTGCTGCGTTAGTTGCTACTGAACCTGCGTTAGGCGTAAAATGTGTTAGCTTATATCCACCACTAGTTACTTCAGCAATTCTAAATACTGATCGATCTACCGGATAGATGTTACCGTTAGCTGCTCTTATTACGTACATTAGCTTTCCCTCCTTTATGTACCGTCTGTATTTCAAACGAAGCTTTTAAACTTGCTCCTTTATGTGGTTTATATCCACCTGCAGGATTTTTCATTAGTTTAAAACTTTTACCATGTTTCATCCAGTGAAACCCCTCAGGCGCTTGTACAGATTTATTTGCCATTTGTTTTCCCGTGTGCTTTTCTTATTGCTTGTTTACCTTTTTTAAATATACTAGATACTTGTGACTTACCCATAACTCTAGCTCGTTGTTCTCCGACTGTAAGTATTTGTATCTTTCTAGCATAAGGCTTATTAATTCTTTTTACTTTAGCTACTGTAGCTCTAGCATCAGCTGGCGTAGCAAACTTTATACTTACTGTATCTTTAGGATTTTCATCGGTATAAAGTCTGCGTCCAGAACCTTTAGGCTTTTTACCAGTCCCTACCTTAGGATCTTTTCTTTTGTTTGCCATTTTTTAATAATCCTGATAACATTTTAGACTGCTTTGCATGTGCAGCAGAAGCCTTTTTTAGTTTACCAGCTACAGTTTTTATTTTACGTTTAGCTGCAGGTTTCATGCTTTTTTCTTCATAGGATTGTTTCTAGCTGGTCCACAACCTGCTACTTTAGCTCCCTTTTGATAGTACTTAGCGTCATGAACTTTACCACCATGCATCTTCATCATGACTTTGTTCATATCGTCCATTACCATTCCTCCGCCCGGCTTATAGTGTACTTTACCACCGTGCATCATTTTTTTATCTTTTCCGTAATGACCTGGCATTTATCTCTCCCTTAATTTAAAAAATGGGGAGGCGATTAAACCTCCCCAAAAGTCTTATGCAAGACCGTAGATAGCTCCGCAACCCTTAGGATTACGTACTTCAAGTGTGAGCTCTTCAACCATCATTCCAACAGTTGAGTCACCCTTTTGCCCTACGTCTACCTCTTGTAGAGGTCGTAGATTCGCAATAGCGAAATACATAGGATCGTAAATTAACGCTGACTTGTCTGCCATGTTAGTTGTAGCACCTAGGTTACCAGGTGATCCAGCAGAGTTTGTTAACTGAACGTTATTTGCTAGACCCATGATGTAGTTTGGTACTACCATTAGGTCACCAAAGTCAGACATGTATACGTCGACAGATTGACGTAGCTGTCCTGAAGAACCAATTTCTCGCTTAACACCGGTATCAGATACCATTAAGTCAGAGAAGTCTCTCCTTAGTTTTGGTGATACCATTATGCTAGTAGCAGTTCCACCTTGCTCATAGATTTTCTGCATAACAGAGTCAATATCTGTTAATGCTAAAGAACCTGTGGAAGGCTGAGAAGTTCCAGAAGTAGCAGCACTTCTAATTCTACCAGTACCATCTGCAGTTGTTGCAGGAGCACCATATCCACCTACGTATACGCAAGTATCAGTAGAGTTAATGAAGGACTGGTATCCACCAGCACTTCTGGCGTTAGCATTTTGGTTACCAACAGCAGCAGAAACGTTGTGTGAGTGAATCATGTCGTGCTCGACGTCACGCTTCATTTCAGTTCCGCGCTTTTTAAGTTGGTAAGCATACTCATCAGCTACACCAGCTTGATCAACAGCTCGTCTAGTTCCTGACACAGCAATAGTTTTACCATTGATCTGTGTGTAGTTACCTAGTCGTGTTCGGTTAGGTCCATCAGTTGCAAACTTAGCACCAACTGCAGGAGTTGCAGTAGCACCACCACCTGATACAGGCTCAATGTAATCGGTACCCTCACCAATTCTTGAGTCACCAGGGGCTTCTAGTTCATCAGTTTGCCATTCATGATAGATTGCGGTAGCTTTCGCTTTACCGATAGATGATATAAAAGGGGTTTCGTCCCTTGTAATCATCGTAATAAAATCAGCAAGGTCTTCCCTTTGGGAGACGTCCTTGCCTGTGGATCTAGCCGGACCTGCTGGTCCACCTACACCACGTACACCAAGTACATTAGTCATTTGTAATTACCTCCAAAGACTGAGTTAAGTTAAACGTTACTCAGAGACTTTTGGGCTATTGACTTTAGGAAATCCATATCTTCGCTGCCTTCACCTTTCCCAGCTAGTACTTTTGCACGCAGTACCTGGTCAGCATCTTGTTTCTGTTTAGAAACAGTTTTAGCTTTCCTCACTGGTGCCTTTTTAACTGGTAAGGCTTTACGCTTTACAGAACCTTGCTTGATACCTTGTTTTAGTTGTCTGTAGTCATCTACAAACTTTACTATACTAGGATCAGTAACAGTATTTAAAACATCTTCTTTTATTCCTTCTGCTAAAGCAAACTCACGTATAAGTTTAGCTCTACTCTCGTCGTAACCAGGTATCATAGTAGGAATAGTATCGTTAAAATGTTTTATTTGCTCATTCCAAGCTTTCTGAGTTTCCTCCTGTGCTTGTTTTTGCACAGCAGCTGTTAATTGCTCTCGCTTGTTACGAGCAGTCCAATACTCTTTTTGCACTTGTTCACGCTCGTCTTTTAATTCACTTAAGTTGTATGAATCATTATCCTTACGTGCTTCTGTAATTTTTTCCTCGAGTTTATGGTATTGTTCCGCTAAGTCTTTTTCACTTGAATATAATACTGTTAAACTAGCTTTTGACATACCGTCAAGTTGTGCTAATTTGTTTTGGTATTCTTTTTCAAGTTCTTTCCTAGCATCTCCAAGCTCTCGACCCTTCTTAGAAAGAGATTGTTCGGTAGCGTAACCTTTAATAAGATCACCAAAAGATACTTCAGTATCTGTACCGTCAATTTTAACGGATACTTTAGCATCTAAGTCTAAGTCTTCTTGAGAATAAGTTTCAGTTTCTTGGGTAGCGGCTTCTTCAGCGGCATCCTCAACTGGCGCTTCTTCACTTTCTTCTTGGACTTCCTCTTCAACTTCTTCACTAACGGGTTCCTCAGACTCTTGGGTCTCTGAATCTGATTCTTCCGGGTCTAACTCAGGCACTTGCTCTTCGGGTAGAGATTGTGTAAAAGGCGAGCTTTTCACAATGTCAGCCAGCAACTGATCTTCTGTTCGACCTACATTGGCTTGGGAGTCATCCTGTTGGGTAGAGTCCACTTGTGCTTCTGTATTATTATCCATTAGCTACCTCCTTTACCGGGGTTGCTTTAGAATTCTTTAATTCCTTTTTGTATATATCTTTTAAAGTATATAGACTTACTAACAAACCACAGTTAACTTTTGTTTTACCTGCAGATCTCATAGAGTCATACTCTAAAGTATTTATCATTGTGTCTATATTATATAGTAGTTCGGTTTTATTTATTTCCCTCACTCTCATTCTCCTTCATTATAGGTACATTTTTTCCATAAGTCTCAATATTTATCATCTTCTCTTTGACACTACCAAGTGCCATTGCAGTTGCGTATAAAAACTCTCGAGACTTAGTTTCGTGAGGCTCGGTCTTTAACCATTGTAAAAACAGATCTACTAGTATATCACCATATGCTTCATCAAAAAACTCGTCCCGTTCTCTAGCGGCGAACTTACCTTGTACGTGAGCTCGCCTAGCTAGTTCCTCGGGATGTATCTTATGATTACCATAGGATTTAGTATTACTTAGCCTCTTCTCAGCCGTCGCTTTATACTTATCCATTTTGTCCTTATTTTATTTTAATCGTTCTAGGTTTCTTCTCTTCAGGAAGTATCTTTTCTAATTTAATAGTAAGTAAACCACAAAGCAAAGATGCGTCTTTTACAACTACATCTTCAGCTAGTGTAAACTTTTTATGAAACTTTCTGTAAGAAATACCTCGATAAATTTTATCGTTATCATCTTTGTTTTCTTTTACAGATTTAATAGATAGCATGCCATCAGCTACTGTAACTTCTATTTCAGACTTGTCAAAGCCAGCTACTGCCATCTCTATCTTAAATTTTTCTGCATCCTCCTTTACAATATTAAACGGAGGATAAGTATCCGTATTTGTGTTTTCTGCTAACCTTTCTACTAATCTATCAAAACCAATAGTGTAGGGTGTATAATTATTAAACCAATCAATTATATCTAAATGTCTCATTTGTTTCTCCTTTAATAAGCAAGATAATAAATGCATAAAACACCTAAGATAACCATAATAATATGCGTTATCAAAGCTTCTTTATTCATTTATGCAATCAGCGTGTTATATACAATCTCACCATTTTGTGCAGACGTACCATGCGCTGTTTTTAAACTAGTTAATGTTTGGGCTCCATTATCTAGCCCTGTAACTATAAGAAAAGACTTTTCAGCACAAGTTAATCCTGTCTGTACGTCTGTTCCGCCTGTAGCTACATTAAACGTAATTCTAGCATCAGAGTCATTAGTAACCATAATACTTCCAGCTCCTGAGCCAGCAGCAGTCGTTACTGTACCTGATTGTGTGCCTCCAACTCCTGAAGCATTAATTGTTACTGTTCCCATTTTTTCCTCCTAAAATGCTACTTGCCATCATTAATATTTCGTCATAGCTCGGATGAGGTGGTATTTGTGCCCCTTCCTTCTGAGCTTTAACACTAAGTTCTGCCCATTGCTGAAAATGTTTATCTATAGCAACAGCTAGTTGTCTAGCATTATCGTCCATAGTATTTTTAGCTTGCGCAGTTGTATAAGCAACGTTAGCTTCTTGTAGTTTAACATCGCTCATAGCTTTCTTTAAACCAGTTTCTCTAGCCATAAGTGCAGCTTGAGTTTGTTTTTGTAAAGCCTGTACAGCTTTTTGTCTAAACTCTGGTTGATTATAATCTTGTAAATAATCGTTACTATCTAAATTCATAGCTTCTATTATTTTAGTAGCTAATACTGCGGGAGCTTCTGGCTTTATAACCATACCAGCTCCCTGTTTATTTAAAGCTGGAAGAACTTCTGCACCTATTTGTCTCAACTTGGTTAGTCGAGAACTATTACTGTTTTCTCCTATATCAAGAGAAATTTCAACATCCATTGTATTCGGTAGTGCGTTCATATCTATTGTTTTGTATGCACCATTCATATTAAAAGAAATTTTTCTTTTCATATTTTTATGCATAGTCGAATAGACTCCAGCAATTAACCGCTTAAATCCTGTTTCAGCAAATCGCCGCGCAATATGAGATATACGCTTCTGGGCTGCTGATTGAACAGCGGCAAATTTTTGTTCAGAGTTACCTGATACGTACAATGTATCATTTAAACCTTGTACTGTTTTACTCATACCTGTAGCTTGTTCTTTTATTGTTTGTAAATGATCTAATAAAGGAACTGTACCGGTAGATATAGTTTCAGGTGGTAGAGTGGTTACTGATCCCTGTGGGTTACCATTTGTAGGTATAATCTGCTTAGGCTTCATGTTTTGTAAAGCAGAAAAATCTACTACATTTGGATCAGCAAGCTTTGGAGCATAGTTAGTTAAGTAAGTGTTTTCTACAAAACCTCTTAATATTGCTGTGTTTGCTAATGTAGAACTTCTTGTAAAGTCTGCCATTGATAAACCATAAAATTCAAACGGTATATCAATAGGAACTATAGAAGCTAGTGGTATTTCATCAACATCATTTTCGTATATAATGTGATTACCAATAGTCATAATATGCTTTAACTCAGCAATACCATCTCCGTCTCTATCTACTCTTATCCAACATTCTGTAACGTTTACATTTATATTCGCTTCTAGTGGTACTTCATATGATTCAGCAGATCCTTGCCAATACTCTTGTCCTGTTACATGCTTTCTAGCAGCAACATCTTGTGAGTACTTAGCAGAACCTAACCATGAAGTATCGTGCATAGTATCAAAATCTATATCATCAGATACTTCTGGATAATACTTTCGTATTTCAGATCTTGACATTTGCGTCTGTATTCCTACAAACTGCGCATCAGATATACATGTAGACTCTCGTGATATTCTAAAGTTTTCTGGTGGTATTAGTTCTAATTTTACTTTAGATTTATCTATTTTCTTTCTAACTCTAACATTAACGTAAACTAATTCAAGTTCATCAGAAGTAAGATTACTAGTAGGATCTAATTTTACTGGTCTATTTTCAAACTCTAATTCACCAACAACTTCAATGTTTTCATCAGCTAGCACTTCATCTAGCTTCATTTGTGTTATTTCTTCGTAATCTTCAAATACATAATCGTAATCTTCTACGTAGTCCCACCTACATACAGAGTTTTTCCATAGTAACGCAGCTTTGATCCATTGTGACATAAACTCCCAACCATTGTTGTGTTTAAATATACAATAGTTAACTATATCACTAGCATCTTTTGCAGACTTAAATGCTGCTGGACTATCATCATAAGGCATAAACCTAGCTAGTTTGTGGTTGTTTAAAAACAAATCAGATAAAATAGCAGTATAAGCTTCTATAACTTCAGTAGTAGAAGTATCAACAATAGTGGAAACTCCTTGTGGTGATAGATGATCTGACGGAACTCCAGCGTATTCATAAGTTGCTTTTAGTCTTTCTCTAGCTAAGTCAGAACTATTAAGAAAGTCACCAGTACTGTTTTGAACTCCCATTTCGATAAGATTAATGAGTTGCTCGTCGGTAACTGGTTCTTTATAACCGTACCGTTTCATTAATACTTACCTCCTATTTTTAAATAAGTTCTTGCTGCCTTTTCTAATTCAGCAGCTGTATATTCTTTAGGTTTAGGAAGAGGTTTGTCTAATACCTCTTTAGTCGTTTTTTCTTTTTTCTGTTGCTGAATTACAGCATCTTGTATATATCTAGTCATGATCCGCTCCCGGGTTCATTCAATCAATTAAACATTAATTCAAAGTGAGGGCCATCGATAAATGGTCGTCTACCTTGTGATCTCCTTAAATCAACGTATTTATTCATAGCTTCTTCAGCAGTGCCTGGGTAATCTCTAATATCACCTTCAGACCAGGCAGCTCCCCACTTAACAGCTACATTATTTTTCTTAGCAGCCTCTTTCATTGCATCACATATATCATCGTATACGTTTATTTCCCAGCAAGGTTCTCCATCAACATATGCCATTAAATCTACAGCATGACAAAACCCGTCTTCTTGTTTTAAATGCTTGCTTTTCATTGTTTGTGATCTTCCAGCAGCTACTAGCTTTTCTTGTTCTTCTACAGTTCTTACACCATATATAACACCAAAGTCTATCTTAGTTAGCTCAATGGCATCTCTTACAACAGAATTTAAATATGGATGTACACCAACTAATTTCTGAAACGATCTTTGTGATAATTTAAAAGCCATAACTTTCCTTTCTATTTCTTACTCATATAAGCTGTTGTGCCCATATATGCGCCTACTATACCTGCGCCACTAATATAAAATAAGTTACTAATATCTGATAATGCAGTTACTCTATCCAAAGGTACAATAAACATTACCACCGTGAACGCACCCATTCCGATAAGTGTCCAAGTGGCCATTCGTCTTTGTGCACGCTGTTTCCGTAAATTATGCTCGACTTCTTTAATTTCTTTGACATGCCGCAATTCTTCATCTGTGACGATTCCATCGCCGTCCTCGTCATACTCATTGTACTTGCTACCTTTTTGTAAGGATTTCGTATCTTCCACATTTATTACCTCAGTTTAGATTTTTAGGTTCTACACCAAATTGCACTTCGATATCATCTAGTGCTTCTTGTAATTCTTCATCAGTCAAGTCAGCAGTTTTAGTTACTTGATTTATATCTTGTCTTTGTAGTTTGGGCGCTTCAAACTCTGCTAATACTGTTGCTAATCGTGTAGCTTCATCCATATCTTCTACAGATAAAGCTTTTGTCATAGCTATTTTTAATACATCTAAAGCCGCAGGAGCATCATCTTTAATTTCTTCTTTTAAAGCTTTCCAATCATTTAAAGTAAGTTTCAATGCTTCTCGTGCCTCTTTATTAGCTTTACGCGCTATAACAGAATTCTTTTGTCCGGCGCGCGCACCTTCTTTAGAGAAGGGGCGCAGATTCTTTAGTGAGTTAGGGTGTACTTTGCTCATGATTTTTTCTTCTTTTTAGAACCTCTAGCTTTAGCAGCTAAGTCTTTATCAGCTCCTCCCCATGTACCTGGCTTCTTAGCGATAAATGAGTTTACTCTAGCCATAGCCCATTGTTGTGGTGACTTAACTCCTGGTCTTGTACCTGCAGTCTTAGCAGCTCCTATACCTCTTCTGTATACTGCGCTTAGTACACTTGCAGGTATTCCTGATTCTGCAGCTTTTTTAGCTATACCAGTTTTCTTAGTACTCTTACCGGTACCTTTGCTTTTAGGAAATTTCTTTTTTGTAAGTTTTACCATGTTAACACTTCCACCTTCTTCTAGCTGCTTTACCTCGTTCGCTTGTCCAACCTTTAGATCTAGCGCAAAAAGACTTTCTACGTTTTGCAGCTTTACTTCCAGGCTTTACTTTACCGGTTACAGCGGTTTTTAGTTTAGATCCAGGATTAGCGCGTCTATATTTTGCTACTCCTTTTGCGGTTAATCCAGCTCCTTTTTTAGTAGGTAACTTTTCTCCCCTACCTACAGATAGATTTACCATTGTTAATCTCCAAATTGATGACCTGCTACTCTACGTATTTGTGCATTAAACTGTGCTTGAGTGGGTTTAGATTTAAATAACTTTACAGTTACTTCAGGTCTTTGTTTGCCTTTTATTCGCCATTTAAAACCTTTTGCAATATGCTCTGGCTTTTTAGTCTTTACTACGCGTCTTTTATATTGAGCAGCAAAAGACTCTGGCTTCTTTTTACTAGACATTTTCAGTGCAAGTACAGTCATCATTGCATTTACGATTTAGTATCGCACAAAATAGTCTTTTAAAGTATCTATACATGTGATAACTCCTACTTTATAAAATTCTCTAATAGGGGACAGGTTAGTCTATGTGTGTATGATCTTCTCCTATATAGTCATCTAAACATGCATAAGTTTTACCCATACCTGTCATTGATAATTGTACCATTTGCTCAAAGCAAGGTTGGTACTCATGAAAATAGTCAATGCCTTCTCCTTCTATAGTTCCATCTGGAAACAACGTTATCATTATCAATATCCAGCCATGTATCATTATTTTTCCCATCTATAAAATATATGTTTATCTATTCTAGTTGTACGCTTTTTAGTCTTAGCCCATGCAGGTCTAACGTAGCTTGCATGATAGTGAGTAGCTCCATCGGTTACGTCTATATTAATAGTTTCAGTCATTATTATAGATGCGTGACGTATAGCATTACTCCAAGCTTTACTATTTCTATTAGGTTCATCAGACTTACCATCACAGTACCAGCTAAACTGGCATTTACCTATAACTACTTTACCGTTTCTATAAGTTAGTCCTTGCTTAACTACTTCACATACTGTATCTGGAAACCTGCTATCTTCTACTCGATTCATTACTACTTGTGCTACTGCAAACTGTCCTAGCATAGACTGGTTCTTTGCCTCATGATATATGTTTGCTGCCATGCACATTAGTGCTGTTTCTAATATCATATCCACCTCGTGTCATCTTGTTCTATATCAATAAACTTCTGATTCCAAGGAACCTTATTGGTTGTTATACGATCGTAATGTGAGCGCAGCACTTCCAGTGCTATAGCAAAAGACATGACATAATCATCATGACAACCGGCTGCTGCTTCTGCCTTACCTTGATCGTTTACGATATAATCTTTTAGTTCTTGTATAATATCAGCACTAGGTACATACACATCATCGTTCTCAAGTGCATTTTTAAGATTACCTATGATTGTACTCCTAGTCGCTGTAGTTGTTCTAAAACCTAGCCTATCGCCCTCCTGGTTAGATATATTAGATATTTTAGTTTGCCTGTATAAGTTTACATATGCCATATCATCTAGTTTCTGTAGTGTTGCTATACCCATTGAGTTAGACTCAACAGCAAGCAAAGCATTATTATAATACCTACCTAGATAAAATAAGAAGTCACCAAACTTACTAGGATCTATTCTATTGTTTCTATAAGCTGCTACTATGTTTCTATTCTCATCTATAACTACAGCAGCAGAATAATCTTTACCTACACCTAGTGCTACATCAGCACCAATAACATAACCCATATCATGGTCTGGGTAATCGTATATTTCTATATCACCTTCGCTTGTAGTCTCAAAAAACTTAGAATCAAGATCAAGTCTCATCTTCTTTAAATAAGGTACTGGCTCTAGTTCAGCTAGCTTACCAGCATCAAAGACGCTGTTACCACTTACTAAGAACGCTTCTTCAGCAGTCGTCGGATATTCTTGCAAAAACTTTCTTTCACCCGACTCAGCAATCTTGAGACGCCTCCAATATAGCTGATCAAAGTCCAGTCCATGTTTATCCATAAGTTTAGACTCTTCTTCAGTAGGCTCAAAGTTTTCCGGAGCTTCTCTCCTATATTCAGCAGTGATATACCAAGGTAAAAAGATAGGTACGTACTCAGTACCACCTTTCTCATAATCTCTTTCA